CACAGGGACGCATGGACCCAACTGATGAAGCTCTAACCTACCCTTACGCCGTCACTCTAGACGAGGTGCTGGAGATCGTGATCGAGCATTTAGAGATTGTCAGAAACACAGATGGTCTACTAAAGCAGGGGGTTCATCTGAAGATGGCGTCGCGGGCCATGCGCTGCGCCCTGGAAATCTATGGTTCGCAATTAGAGGTGCTGAACAAGGAAAAGCAATGAACACGTACGAACTGACTTTTAAATGCCCGAACAAGGAAACCTTCATCGAGATGATCGAGAAGATCGGGCCGATCGCTGGCACGATGCAGGTTAACGTCAACAAGATCGTCAAGGAGCTGTCGGTCGGCGACAACACTCAGTCGCCCTACAAACTCCGATCGAAGCCGACCAGGATGCGCAGCTCCAAGGTCAACGACACGATCATCGCCTCACTGCAGAACGGCCCGTTGAGCGCCAAAGAGCTCAAGCAGGGGCTGGAGGACGCTGGCTTGGCCGCCGGGTCGCTATCGACCGGCCTCGCCGCCCTGCAGAAGAACCGCGTTATCGAGCGCGTCTCGGAGGGCGTCTACGGGCTTGTTGGTTACTCCCAGGCGGCTGAGTAAGTGGACGAGGCCGCTCGCAAGCGGAAGCTGGTCGCGGAGGTCAACGCCCTCCGCGGCGGCTACGCACGCCGTCTCGAGGATCGATTTGCGGTCGGCGTGCTCGACCTTGTCATCAAGCTTCCTCGTCTCCCGTGGATCTGGGCCGAGGGTAAGATTGTCGATGGCTTCAAGTTCGCCCCGACCGAGCGTCAGTGGGTCGAGGGCAACAGGATCCTGGCGACCGGCACTCCGGTCGTCCTCATCGGCTGGAAGGGCCCGATCATGCACGTTTCGCCGTGGGTGGAGCAGGCCGACACCCGCGAATGCTTTTTCGGTTCCCGAGACGGCGCCGCCGTTCTGGGCAAGTTTCTCTTGATGAAAGTAACCGCATGAACCTCGACGATAGCTTACGCGACAAGGTGATGACCAACGGCGCTTTCGAAGACACCGCGCAACTCGCTCAAGGGCTCAAATTCGCGCTCAGGCGTGGGAAGAACTGGGAGCTCCTCCCACCTGAGTCGAAGGAGGCTTTGGAGCAGATCGCTTCACGCATCGCGATGATCCTCAGCGGCGACGCTAACGATGCCAAGCACTGGAACCGGATCGCGATGTATGCGCGGGTGCGCGACAAGGCGCTGACCCCAACGCCGACGCTCGAAAGCAGCGTCGCCCAGGCGGTTCGCACGCGCGTCAACCTGTTTGAACCGGCGACGCCGCGGATACGGGAGCCCGGCGATGCGGCTCCCTGAGATCCTGACGCGGCTCGAAACCGCCCTCCAAGAATTACTGCCGATACGCGGTCAGCTCGAAGGGGATTGCCCAGACGAAACCGCATTGGTGCTCGGTCAGGCGATCGGAACGGTATTCCAAGCCAAGGCGCTGGTCGAGCGCGATCTCAGACTGCGAAAAGAGCGCGAGGAAGCCGATGCGTAACCTTTTCGAGCTTAACGCCTTTCGGATCCCCGACACGCCCTACGAGGCTGGCGCGATCGGCGGGGCATTCCTGATCCCCTATCCGCTCGCTGGCGAAAAGCTTCGCTGCATTGCGACCGCGGGTGAAGGCTGGGATCACGTCTCGGTCAGCCCGCACGTTTCCAAGCGCACCCCAAGCTGGGCCGAGATGAGCTACGCCAAGGCGACTTTCTTCCATGAAAAAGAGGTGGTGATGCAGCTGCACGTTCCCGAGGAGGATCACATCAACGTTCATCCCTATTGCTTGCATCTCTGGCGCCCGCACAACGCCAAGATCCCCCTTCCACCGAAGGTGATGGTCTGATGACCGAGGCTGAAGAATGGCGCGCCCAACGCCAACGCTACGAGGCGTTCAGCGCCACTGAATTAGGCAAGCTCTATCGCGCCTACGACAAGGCGACGATCGACTATTGGCAAAAAGACGGAGTCGAAAATTTCCCGATCAAGCGCCTTCAGGAATTGCACCAAATTGCACGCGAAGCGACCAACGCCTTCGTCGCCAAGCTGATGGAGATCGCCGGTGTCTAAGGGTTTCACCTACAAATCCTACAATTTCACCGACAAGGATCCGATCATCGACGAGATCAGGACCGTCGTTCAGGGGAGCGGCTGGACCCACAAGCGCATTCAAGAGGAGTCGGGCGTCACCACGGTGACCCTGCGCAACTGGTTCGCTGGTTCGACGCGCAAGCCCCAGGCCGCCACGCTCAACGCGGTAGCGCGGGCGCTGGGCTACAAATTGAGCTTCGTCCCTTATGAGGCGGCCTCCGCCGTTCAACCCATGCCAGCGGCCTCCGTAGGCCACGCTGTGCGCATGGCCAAGATCAGGCGGGTGAAATGACCTTCGCTAAAGAACTTCAGACCTTCTTGAAACGCCATCGGATGAGCCAATCCGATTTCGCCGAGGAGATCTGGGGCCGCTACCTCAACACCGAAGGCAAGCATGTGGCGCGCGGCCGCGATCGGATTTCAGTCTGGGTTCGGGGGATCAGCCAGCCATCGGAGGAAAACATGCGCAAGGTTGTAGCTGTATTTGTGAGATACTTATGAGCATCAAATTCAAAATCGGTTTCACCATGGACGCCGAGACGCTGTTCGGCCTGATGTCGAAATTCCTGCCGGTCGAGAACCTCTCGGTCGAGGAGCTGATCGAGCGGCGCCCGGTCGAGGCGATCGCCCACGCCGTCAAGCGCATCACCGCCAAGCGCATCACCACCAAGCACAAAAAACGCCCGGTCCAACTCGACAGCGGTATCAACGGCATCATCATGACTGCGATATCGGACAAGCCAGCGCGCCCGATCGATATCCGACCCAAGGTCATCGCTGCCGGTTTTTCCGCCAACTCGCTCACCTCGCGAATGATGTTCCTGCGGGAGCGCGGCATAATCGAGCCGGTCGGCGACGGGACGTGGAGGAAGAAGTGATGACCCGCATTGAAATGTGTGAAGAGTTTACAGCTCGCTATAGCAGAAGCGACGATCCTCTCTACGCGATCGCCATGGCCATATTGGAGGTTGCTGACGCGATTGATAATAACAGTTCAGATTTTAGCGATCTTGCTGAGCTACCAAACATCGTTAAAGCAATTAAAGAACGATCATGAGCCAGCTCGACCCGGTCCAGATCGCCGCCCTCGACTTCGCTCGCAACAAGCCGGGCGTCGGGTGGTTCCTTGAACAGGGGCTGGGCAAGACCCTGTGCGCGCTCGCTGAGTTCGAAGGCTACACGCTGACCGGCGAGGCCGACCGGATGATCGTGATCTGTCCCAATACCTTCAAGGAAGGCTGGATCGACGAGATCGAAAAGCACGGGTTTCAATTCGACGCCCATGTGTTCCAATCGTCGAAAAAGAAGAAGGCCGCCGAGTTCATCAATCTCAAGGGCCGCAACCGGGCGCCGGTGTTCATCCTGAACTACGAAGCCCTGCGCATGCCCAACGTCCTCAAGGCGATGACCATGTGGGCCGAGCGCGGCCGAACCTATCTGGTGATCGACGAAAGCATCCAGATCAAAGGCAACAGAAGCGAGCAAACCAAGGCGGTCCATCGGCTGACGCCGGTCTGCACCTGGGTGCGCTGCCTGACCGGCCGGCCGCAGACCCAAGGACCGCAGGATCTATGGGGGCAGCTGAGGGCGATCGGCCTGTTTGAGGGCCGGAACTTCTATGCCTTCCGCGGCGCGTTTTGCGTGATGGGCGGCTGGCAGATGAAGGCGGTGGTCGACGCCAAGAACACCGAGCAATTGGCCTTGATCATGAAGCCTGTGGTGTTCCAGGCGAAGAAGAAGGACTGGCTTCCCTCATTGCCACGCAAGGATTTCACTATCCGCGACTATCAGATGTCGACCGAGCAGCTGCGCCAGTATGCCTCGATGGAGCATGACTTCCTGCTCGCCATCGAACAGGGCTACGTCACGGTCGATGTGGCGATCGCTAAGTACGAGAAGCTCGCCCAAATCCAGACTGGCTTCATATACGACCAGTCCGGTGACGTTCATGAGCTGGTGCGCCCGGCTGAGAACCCCCGGCTCAAGCTTCTGCAGCAGCTGCTCGACGAGGAGGTCGAGGGCAAGGTCTGCATCGTCTACCGTCATCGGCCGGTCCTCGACCTCTTGATCAGGGCGCTGGTGTCCCACGACTGCGCCTGGATCAAAGGGGGGATGAAGCCCGCCGACGTCGAGGACCAGAAGCGGCGCTTCAACACCGATCCCCATTGCCGGATCATCCTCCTCCAGGCTGAGGCCAGCAAGTACGGCCATACCCTGCTCGGCGGCCCGGGACCGGATGATCTGTGCCGAACGATGATCTTTTTTGAAAATAGCTACAGCGCCGACACCAGGGACCAGATAGAAGACCGCATCCACCGGCGCGGCCAGACCGGCGAACGGGTGCTGTACATCGACCTCTCTGGCTCGCCTCTGGATCGGCGGATTGTCAAAGCCCTGCAACGCAAGGATGCTCTTTACAGATCCGTATTCAAAAACCTCAAGGTTGCCGAACCAGTATAGGAGAAACGCATGGCACAGGGTTCATGGGCGTACATCCAATTTTTCGATCAACCGAGCGGCGGGCATCCTGACCAAGGACTCCCTGGCTCAGGGCGTCCCGGCTGGGGCGGCGGCGAACACCCCTCGCATGGCCTTCCCGGCTTCCCCGGCGCGCCCGGGCATCCCGGGCATCTTCCGGCTCGGCCCGGCCGCCCGACTGATCCTGGTTATGGGATCGAAGAAGGCGGCGGCGAGGATGCGGGCCAGCTGCCGGTCTGGCCGCTCGATCCCGAGCACCCCGACGTCGGGTTGCCGCCGGTCGCCGGTCAGCCGCTGCCGCCGGTCGATCCGCCCCCGGGCACAGTGTGGCCGCCGTTGGATCTCCCTGGCGTTCCTGAAGGCAAGGCGCTGGTTCTGGCCGCAGTGGTCAGCAGCACTGGCCACAAGAAGATGCACTACTTCGTGGTCGACGTACCGGAACATCCGGTCGATCCGGATTACGGCGTTGGCGAAGAGCATCCGGACCAAGGCTTGCCGAGCCCGCAACCCCCGCGCCCTGGCGTTCCGCCGCGGCCGGGACAGGGCTTGCCTGGACAGCGGCCTCCCGCTCGACCCGATCAGGGCTTGCCCGGCGGCGGACGTCCGCCGACTGCCGGTCAGCTGCCGGGCCGCACGCCCCCGGCGCGCCCGCAGCCGAAGTGAGCTAAACCCGCGCTGGGGCTGTAGACAGCGAGCAGAGGGCGCCGGCATAATGCCGGCGCTCGTTTTTAGGAGGGTGACACATGAACAAGCTTATCCTGTCGGCCGCGTTGCTTGCGGCGATCGGCGTCACGCCCGCGCGCGCGACGCTGCAAATCGAGATCTTCGACAACGGCACATTGATCGACGACATTAGCGGGGTCACCACCGGCGCAGCCTCACTCACCGCCAACGACGCCAATTTCGCCAATATCACGGTCGCCGCGCAAGGCTCGCCGATCCTGCCGAAGGCTGATCTCTCGAGCGTCACGCTCGACGCTACCGCCTCGGCTGGCTTTACGGGCGCGCACACCTTGACTGTCGATGTCCTGCAAAGCGCCATCACCGGGACCGGCAACACGCTCTCGACCTTCACAGTCAATGGGCTGACCAACGATCCTGGCCCGACCACCGAGTCGACCTTCGCGGACGGCGGCTTGCTTGCCACGCACACCTTCCCGGTCGGCCTGCTCGACGGCGCCTTCGGGCCCGTCTCGGCAGGAGCGAGCCCGTTCAGTTCTGACGAGATCCAGTTCGCCGTCGACTTCACCGCGGCGCGACAGTCGTTCGGCGGCTCGGCGCAGCTGGTTACCGGGGTTCCCGAAACTTCCACCTGGGTGATGATCGGACTAGGCTTCGGCCTGCTCGCGTTCGCGGGCTCCCGTTCGCGGACCGGCCGGATCGCTGTCGTTTGAAAGCCTAGACCCCCCGTGGCTGATTGCGGCGACGGTTTGAGGGGAGGACGGGAGCCGCACCCGTCCTCCCTGTTTCATGTGGCTACCAATGAAACTCTGTATTAAGTGTGGGCTGAACGAACGGCGCGCGCTTGGGCAGCAATATTGTCGCGAGTGTCATAACGCCTACCAGCGCGCGTGGCGCAAGACTCATCCATTAAGCGCCGAGGCGCGGCACAAGGATAATTGTCGCAGCTACGCTGGCCAATATCTCAGATACGGCCTCATCGAACGCTACCCTTGCGAAATCTGCGATGAGGGTGAGAGTGAGATGCATCACCCCGACTACGCCAAGCCCCTCGACGTTAGATGGCTCTGCCGTAAACACCATCTGGCCTTGCACTATCCATAATCAGGGACTATGTTCCTGACATGAACAATCTCATATCAGCCGCCATTTTCTACCGATTGAGCCAGATCCGCGGCGCTATCGCGCAACCGCTCTCGGAGCGCGATGAGCGCGAACGGAGTGAAGGCGTCGCCGCATTGGTGGTCTGGGTTGCGATCATCCTGATCGTCGCCTACTGCGCCGCTCACTACTGAGGCGGCTTGTTGCCGCTCACGGCGTTGGCGACGTTGCCGGCATTGCCGGCATATAGGTTCATCAGATAATTGCCGATGTCGCCTCTGGGCGAGGTGATCCGATTGCCGGTGCCGATCGCATAGCGCGCCGCGTTGAGCGGGCCGGCCGGGCGCGGCGCCGCAGCAGCATGCAGGCCGCTGAACAACATCGCCTCTTCGAGACTATGGATGCCAGCGTTGGTCCATGGATCCTGGCCCTCGGCAGCGTTGATGTAGCCCTCGACTCCGCCGGTCACCGCGCCAGCCGCGGGCGCGATCATGTGCCGCATGGCGTACGGGCTGAAGCTGGGCTTCTGCGACTGGGTCAAAGTCGCCAGGGCGTCGCCGACCGGCGTCCCGGGCGCATTTCTGGGCCAGCTCTGCACCTGCTTGATCGCCCCCGGCGTCGGATTGTCGAGCGCCTCGAGATCCTTGATCCGGCCATGCCAAAGATTGCCGGCCTGCTGAGCCGTCGCCGCGTCGCCGGCCTGAGCCGCGACGCCCGGCTTGGTCATGCTGCCCGCCACCGGCTGGGCGTTGGCCAGCGTGCTGTCGAGCGCGGTGGCGAACTGATGGGCGACCGGGGTGTTGATGTCCTTCAGGGCTTGGCTCGCCTCCTGGATGTTGCGGCCGGTGGCGATCGGCTGGTTGACGATCTTTTGAACTGCGCTTTTGATCTCGGGAGTGATGCCGATCTGCTCCCCCTGAAGCCCGACGCTCATCGGATCGCGCGCGGCGCGCAAAGCCGCCGTCGCCTGATTGACCGGCGCAGCATAATCGCCCTGCTTGAAGTAGATCGAGTCGAGCGGTTTGTAGGCCGCCTCTCTCTGCGCGTACATGCCGGTCGCCGGAACGCCGCCCGACATGGCTGGCGTTCCCGTCTCGGGCGCCTTCGGCGCTGGCCCGGCCTCGCCGCCAGCTGCGCCCCCAGCCCCTCCCATCAGCCCGCCGATCAAGGCTCCGGTCGGAACCCCGCTCAGATCGCCCCAGCCCTGGTTGTGGCCATAGACGTTGCCAGCGCCCGCGGCCGCGCCTTCGAGGCCGCCGGCAGCGATCGAGCCAGCAAGACGCCCGGCTCCAGGCGCAAGCGCCCCGACCGCGCCGACCGCGCCGCGGCCAATCACCTGCCCGGGCGCCATGCCGTAACCGATCCCCTGAGCGGCGTAGTCCATCAGCCCGAGGTTCTGGTGCGCCTGGGCGATCGCGTCCTGCGCGCTCGGCCCCAACGCCTTGCCGACCAGCCCCATGGTAGCGGCGTCGCCGATCCCGAGCCCATAATCCTGCGCAGCCGCGCCCACTCCTTCGGTCTTGGCGCGCGGCTTGAGAAAAAAGTCCTTGATGGCGCTGCCGGTCGACTGCCACGGCTGGCCGGTCGCCGAGTCGATCGGCGCAGTCTCAGCCGGCGTGTCGGTCGATAGCGGCACAGGCTTGACGATGTCGTTCCAGCTCTGTGCTGCAGGCGCAGGCTCTGCAGCTGGAGCCTGTTGAGCCTTGATCGCGTCATCCCAGCTGGTCGCCATGGTCAGTAGCCCGCGTAGCGCGTCTGCCCTGCTTCAGGGTAGCCCTTGGGAACGATGTAGGCCTTGCCCTTGGGCAGAGCCGCGTAGTCAGCCGGCGATTGGATCTGGGTCGGGACGACGGTCCGTTTCGGCGCGCTCTCCGAAGCCAGCGCGCCGCCCGGCTTGTAGATCGGGTCGATCAGCTTGTCGTAGTCGTAGTCGGTGAGCCCAGGC